GGATACTAATCCGCATATGTCGAATGTAAGGAGAGTGACAAATGGCATTCGCAAAAGCAGCGGGTCATGGCAATCTGCCCAATGGTAACTTTAGTCCAGTTATCTACTCTAAGCAGGTCCAGACCGCTTTCCGTAAATCTTCTGTTGTAGAAGAAGTTACGAACTCTGATTATTTTGGCGAGATTGCCCAAATGGGTGATTCCGTTAAGATCATCAAAGAGCCTGAGATCACCGTTAAGTCTTACGCACGTGGTACTACTATCACTCCGCAAGACCTTGACGATGAGGACTTTTCGTTAACCATCGACAAAGCTAACTACTTTGCTTTTAAGGTTGACGATATTGAAGAAGCTCATTCACATGTAAACTTCCAAGACCTTGCTTCTGATCGTGCAGCGTTCCGTCTGTCTGATCAGTTCGATCAAGACGTTCTTGGCTACATGTGTGGCTTTAAACAATCTGCTATTCATGGTAGCCCTGATACGGCTAATACTACGATTAATGGTAGTAAGGCTGTATCAACGGCTGGCTCAAATGAACTGCTTGCTTCAATGCAAATTGATGGCAGTGACTTTGGTGGAGATGCAAACAAAGGCATTCGTTTGGAAGCACGTGGCCCCGGTCAGGTTTCCGCAACGCATGACGCAACGAAAGCATCCCCAATGCAGGTTGTTGCGAAAATGGCTCGTAAACTTGATCAGCAAAATGTTGATCAACAGGGTCGCTGGTTGGTTATTAATTCGATTATGGTGGAAATCCTACGGGATGAAAACTCTAACCTTCTTAATGCCGATTACGGTGAGTCTGGTGGGCTTCGCAATGGGCTTATCATCAAGAACTTACATGGTTTCCGTGTATATGTTTCCCAATACTTGCCAGAGATCGGTGAGGGTTCTGACTTTGCTAGTACCCCAACGGTAACTGATTTTGGTGTAATTATTGGTGGACATGATTCTGCTGTTGCTACGGCAGAGCAGATCAATAAGACGGAAACTTATCGTGACCCGGACAGCTTCGCTGATGTTGTTCGTGGTATGCATTTGTATGGTCGCAAAATTCTGCGCCCAGAGGCGTTGGTAAACGCCCGTGTAACACTGTAGGAGGGTATTATGGCACTAGGTGATAACACTACTTCTGCGGCACGTAACGCGAGTGGAATTGGGCGTAAGCCTTATTTCATCCAACATGAACTGGACTTTGCGCAAGCAGTAACGGATAAGGGTACTGCCCTTGCTGCTGCTGACGTAATTCCGGGTCTGACCGTTCCTACGAACTCCGTTATCTTAGCGGCAGGTTTTGAAGTTACTGAAGCTCACGCTGGTACTTCAACTGACTGTGCGCTAGATATGGGCGTAACGGGCGGTGACGTTGACAACTTTGTTGATGGCTTCGACTTTGATGGCGCAGCGGTGGGCGCGTATTCAGCAGTGAATGCGGGTTCTACTGTTGTGGTATCAGCACAAGATACCATTGACATTCTTATTCAAGCTCAAACAGGTACGACTACGGCTGGAAAAATCCGTATGTATGCTGTGTGCATGGATATTGATGATGTTGGCAGCACTGCTGCTGATGAAGTTGATCGTGATACGCTTGCGTAACACATTTGAGTGGGGGTGGGGTTCGCCTCACCCTCATTCTATCTAAGGGATTTACGATGGCTGAAACATTTGGAACATTAACTAATGAAACATTACGTAGAGCTAATGAGGTAGAAGTTAGTGAAAGTGATTTTGCTACCGTAAAGAGTGTGCAAACTTTAGCTAAAGATGCTGTTAATGCAGCATGTCGTTATGTTTTACAACGGGGTCAGGAGTGGCCCTTTACTGCTACTACACATGCACAAGAGTTAGTTGTAGGTACAGGAGAGTATGCGTTTCAATCCGATTATTCTTCTGCTGATTGGCAAAGTTTTTTTCTAAAGTCAGATGATACGTTAGGCAATAGCGCAAGGTTTTTAGCTGAGATATCATTCGATAACTATACACAACATTATAGAATTAAAGATGATGAGGCAACTGCTGGTGACTATGCAGTGCCTCTTTCTGTATATGCAACACCAGATGGCAAGTTCGGTATTACGCCATTGCCTGATAAAAAGTATAATATAGAATATAAGTATTTCTCGTTCCCAACAGTTGATATGATTAGTTTTTCTGATGTATTTACAACAGTAACAAAGATACCAGATAGATATAAACATGTTGTTATTGACGGGGCTATGATGTACCTAATGCGCTATAGGACGAACAACCAAGCAGCAGCAGTACATGAAAAAGCATTTGAGGATGGCATTGAAGATATGCGGAGACTACTACTGCATCAACCACCTGCCGTACTTTCTAAACAAATTGTCCGTAGTAAAAATTCATTTGTGTTTAGCCAGACAGGGTAATAATTAGAATGCAGGTATTTAGAACCGCAATAGAAGGGGGTCTTGATGTATCATCTAGTATCCTCACTATGGCAGACAGAAAGCCGGGTGCAGCTATTAGCCTATTAAACTACGAAGCCTCTCTTCAAGGGGGGTATCGTAAGATTAATGGGTTCTCCCACAACTTTGGTGTTGTTCCCGGTACTGGGCCAGTGTTAGGATTGACTGTAAGAGATGGTGTAGGAAACGGCATTTTTGCTTGCAGGAAACCTATTGCTGGAAATAACTATTTACATGAATGGGATTTTGTAACTAGTAACTGGCAAGTAGTAACTACTGCTGGTAGTCCAACAATGGTAGGAGTAGATAGGGTTCGGATACTTCCTTTTAATGTTCTTACTGCTACAAAAATAGTACTAACAGATGGTATTAATAAAGCGGCTACATATGATGGCACAACATATACCCAAATAACAGACTCAAATGCTCCCACAAAACCTAAGTTAGCAGCGTGGTTTGCTAGTCATATGGTTTTGGCTGGTGATTCTACCGCCCCTAACACAATATATATTTCTGCACCAGATGGCGAGACTGACTATAGCCCCGCTAATGGTGCAGCAGCGATGACACTACCCTTTAAAGTTATTGCACTAAAAGCATTTCGTGAGTCCTTGTTTATATTTGGTACTAATGCTATATCTAAATTAACTGGGTATTCATTTGAAACTTTTAAGATAGAAGAAGTAACTAATAACTTAGGATGTCTAGCGGAAGATAGTATTGTTGAGTTGGGCGGGGATATTATATTCTTAGGTCCAGATGGTATTAGGCCAATTAGTGGTACTGAAAAAATTGGCGACGTAGAATTAGAAACCGTGTCTAGACCAATCCAATCTATTGCTTCAACACTAATAGATAATACTAATCTACAGGGTCTACGTTCTGTCTTGCTAAGAGGTAAGTCTCAATTTAGATATTTCTTTACTGATCAAGTACAAAGTAAGGTACGTACTGCAATTGCTTCTGGAACCGCAATGACAGGTGCTGGAACTATTATATTAGATAAGACTGTAGATTTCCCTGCAACTGGCAATATTCTTATTAACGGTGAAGAGTTTTCTTACGCAACAAAAGCAGATGATGGGTATACACTAGAGGGTGTAACAAGAGCTATCAATTCAACAACGGCTGCAACTCATGCTGTGGATGATATTGTTTTTTCAACGGATACACAGCTAACAGACCCAACTGGTATTATAGGATGTCTTAAACAAAAGAACTTTGAATTTTCTAGATTGGCTGGATTACAAGCGCATTGCGCTGATAGTGGATATATAGGTAATACTGAATATATACTTCATGGTACACATGATGGTAAAATATTTGAACAAGAGAAGGGTAATCTTTTTGGGACCGAAAATATCTCCTCTGTATTTCAAACACCCTACTATGATTTTGGTGATCCAGAGTTAGATAAAACAGTTTTTAAAATAACAACCTATATAAAAGCAGAAGGTCAATGTAGTTTAAATATGTCTTTAATATATGACTATGATAATATTGAGACACTTAATTCAGAAAACTACTCTGTTGCTACCATCACAGGGGGAACAGTATTTGCAGACTTAGCAGACTTAGATACAACATTTACATACGATTCAACTAACTCTATATATGAGACATCGAATCCTGCTGTAGAACAATCTGTATCTGGTTCTGGAAAATCAGTTTCAATTCGATATGCATCTAATGATGCAAATGCATCACATAGTTTACAAGGATTTGCTATGTTATATAACATGGAGGCGAGGTAATTTAAATGGCAGGTTATACGAGACAGTCAAGCGCAGACATTGTAACTGGTGCAGTTGTTAAAGCTGCGCCACTTAATGCTGAGTTTAATAAACTTAAAGATATATTTGACTCGCCCGGAGTAAGCGCACTAGGACATAGACATGATAATTCAACAGGAGAAGGTGGATATGTACCTTTAATTGCAGATGCTAATGCACGTAATAAGGTAGTTACAAATAATACTAATGATACTATTGAGTTCTATGTTGAAGTATCTAATGATGCCGCACAACAATTAACATTGGCAGATGGTGTCTTAAAGCCTGTTACAGATAATGATATCGCATTAGGCACTTCTTCATTAGGCTGGTCAGATGTATATATTGCTAATGATGGAATGGTTAATTTTAGAGATGCTGCTATTTTTATCAAGTCAGATGTTGATGGTAAGTTAAATATAACAGCAGATGCCGAAGTAGAAATTAATGCTACAGCTATTGACATAAACGGTGCGGTTAATATGAGTGGCTTAGCTTACCCCTCGTCTGATGGTACAGCAGGTCAATTACTTAAAACTGATGGAGAGGGTACTCTAAGTTTTGTTTCAGCATCTACCCCTTCTGCCGCTGGCACAAACACACAAATTCAGTTTAATGATGATGGGACGCAAGCAGGTGCCGCAAGTTTTACTTTTGCTAAAGGTACAGGAGCTATTACAACAGCGGCGGGAACTTTACCTACTGGTCATGGAACTAATGGTCAAGTTCTAACAACTAATGGTTCTGGTCAAACATCATGGGCAGCAATAAGTTCCGGGACAGCTACTATTACTATTACTGATGATGTCTCTAGTGGCGCAGAAAAAGGTTTATTGTATGCAACAACTACAGGTGCTACAACAAATACCATATATACTGCAACTAGTGGAAGTGACGATGTAACTATTCGCCCTGATATTGGACGAATATCTGCAAAAAACTTTAATCTAGGTAGTGGTGGAGATGGTGAATTTTCTTCTACCAATAATGGAGATATCTCTATCTTTCCACATGGAACTGGCGATCTTAAATTTAATGATCAAATTTGGCCTGATGACGATGGGATAGCTGGACAGTTTTTAAAAACTAATGGTAGTAATGGGTTAAGTTGGGCTAATGTAAGTGGTGCTGGCAGTGGTTCTGGTGGCCCCGGCGATCCTGTAAATGGTTGCATATTATCCTTAACTAATACTGATGGAACGCAATACTGGCAGTCGCACTATGATGAGGCTAATAGCCCTTATCATTATGATAGTTCAATAAAAGGAACTTCGCTTACATCCTTATACCTTGTTCCTTATAGGGCGGGATTTGCTAACATATATATCCAAGACCAGTTTAGAGAAGTAAATTGGTCTAGCATACCATCTGTTACTATAAGTGCTAATACAACTCCTAAAGTTATATACGCATATTGGACAGGTAGTGCCGTTGCTATAGAAGCAGTAAATTATGATACTGGCTATCCAGTATGGACTAATGGTACATATGGAAGATATACAAAGAATGGTGATAATACAAGAACATTATGTGGATGGGCATATAATGACGGTACAGCAACGGCGGGTAGAAATACAGGACTACACTTTATGCCATACGGTAAAAGTCATGGCGACACAATGACCACACAAGGACGGCATCCAGCATCAGTATCTTTTATTAGTGCGTATAATGCCCGTCCTATAACACTTTCAAAAAGTAATCTTCTTTGGGGAGATAGCTTTGGAAAAGAAACTACTAAGACAGGTCTAGTTGTCCCAAGAGATACAGATTTTGCAGCAGGTAATACGCCAAATTCTAACTCTCTGTACTCACAACAAACAGTAACAGGTGCTACTATTGTTCCTGTATTTTCTCCGGGTAATGCAGTAGGAACAAATAAATCATTTACTGGGCGTGTTCAATGGATGCAAAATTTAATGCATCATGGGCAAGATGAAGTTGAGTGTAAAATATATTGGTCATCTGATTCAACTGATGCTGCGACTGAATACCGATTCTTTTTAAGAGGCGGTCACTTTGATACATACGATGTTGCAATTGATCAATCTTTAACATTAGCTATGACAGATGCTGTATCTCACGATGAAGCATTTGGACACTATGCTACAGCAGGTACAATTAGAGAAACTACGTTAAAGTATACTGTGCCTTTAAATAGACGCCTGTTATACGAATGGGGTAGTGGGCATGATTATGGATATTTTGGTGGATATCCTAATGCAGCGGAAACAAGTAAAGCGGCTGGCTTTGTTAATCAAGCTGGACTATATGCATGTCTACATGGCAGTGGCACAATGACTATACGAGGAATGGAAATCTCTGTAAAGACACAGGTATAATTAATGCGTTACTTACAAGCTGATGCAGATGTTTGGTTAGAACCAACAAACACACAAGATGCTACGCATAACTTGTTGTTTGCAGATTCTGTGGATGGACATGAAAAAGTTAGAACAGATACTGGATTAACTTATAATCCTAATACCCAAGTCCTAACTACAACTACCTTTACTGGTGCATTGCAGGGTAATGCTGCTACTGCTACTAGTGCAAGTAGTTCATCTACATCGACAACGGCAACAACGGCAACTAATGTTGTTACGGTTGGAAACAATAGTACTAACGAAGATAACCCAATTGTATTCGTTGCTGATGCGTCTAGTGGCAATCAATCATCAATAGGTCTCGAAACAGACAGTAGTTTCCTTTTTAATCCATCAACAAATGCAGTAACTGCCACTACATTTATCGGTGCCTTACAGGGCAATGCAACATCGGCAAATAGTGCAGGTACTGCTACAAGTGCGGGTTCTGCAACAACAGCAACAACCGCTACTAATATTGTACTATCTGCCAACACATCTACGAGCGAGAATAATGCTGTGTTATTTGCTGCTGACGCAGCTTCTAGTGGTTCTTCAATTGGCATTGAGGCAGACCATGCAGAACTATTTTATAATCCGGGTACAGAATTATTAACAGCAAAACGTTTACAGCTAACAAGTAGCGACTCTACTAACGTAGCAATGCTCATACCTAATGATGGCTATATAGGTAGTGTAGGTGATCCAGATGCTATTAAGATAGCCTCTGATGGTACAGTAACAATACCACACCTACATGTGTCAGGTGATACAACTACAATTAACACAACTCATATGACTGTTGAAGATCATCTAATTGAATTAAATCATGGGCAAACAGGAAGTCCATCAGAGGATGCTGGCTTTATCTTTGAGCGTGGAGACTCGACTAATGTAGCAATGGTTTGGAACGAACAGTCTGATAGATTTGAGTTTGCAGAAACTGATTCTACAGGAGCAACAACAGGATATATTAACATGACAGGTCATGCTGATATATTCGCAAAATCATTTGCAACAACTGGCTGGAAGATACCTCAAACAAGTCCAACAACGAGTCTAGGGAGTTATCAATTCTTACGTGTACCACAGAACTTTAACTCTGGAGGTACTTTAGAGTGGGGTGCAGTAGCAGTAGGATTAAATGAACTTACCGAAGTAAAATATAATATTACTGACTTTAGCCATAGTCTAAAAATAGGAGATACTACTACTGGTAGTCTTAGTAGCGCATCAAACAACTTTATTGTTGGGCAAGGTGCTGCTAACGGTATTACATCTGGCGATGAAAATATTATTATAGGACATGATGCTGCAAATAATCTATCTACTTCAAGTAGTAATATTATTTTAGGACATGAAGCTGCAAAATATATAGGTAGTAATGGTAATTCCGGTATTAATGGTAACATTCTTATTGGAGTAAAGTCTGGAGAAAACCTAAATGTAGGGAACGCCGCAAATAATATTGCTATTGGAGAGTACGCATTATCTAATAGGACAAGTAGTGCTACTACAAATAACGTAGCTATAGGAACAAATGCGGGAAAAGGTACATCTACTGCTTCCTCTATAGATAGTATATTTATAGGAAATAATGCCGCCGCAACTATGACTAACTCTGGCAGTACTCTTATTGCAGTAGGCGCAGAAGCTGGCATGGTTCTGCAAGGAAATACTGGCGCGAGTAGTAATATTTTAATTGGGTATCAAGCAGGACGGGACGCGACCTTCACCTCTAATACAACTAAGAATATTATGATTGGAGATAACGCAGGGAGAAACTTTAAGGGTACTACTGGTAATATAGCAATTGGAGAAAAAGCATTTAGTCAAGTGCAAGATGCAAGTCATACTCATAATATTGCAATTGGTTATGAATCGTTGTATAATAGTGACACAAACATACGCGCACAGAATGTAGCTCTAGGCTATCAGGCAGGTAAAGGTGGTACAGGATCAAGT